TAGTAGCTGGTTATATTCATTGTTAAATAACGCAGCAGTAATTGTATCTCCATCTGAAATTGTACTTTGTCGTGTATAAGCTACCATTTAAACTATCTCCTATTAAGTGGTGTGTAATCTATGTACAAACCATTTATAGCATACGGAGGGTTCTTATCTGTTGACCGTATCCTAAAACTTGTTGTGTTTCCAGTGCCTTGTACTGTTTGTCGTATCATTGGGTCTTTGGTTCCTCCAAATTCTCCTGTACCAAATACTGCTGTACCGAACACGGCTGGTATTCTTACGTCTGGTGAATAATCGGCTGGTTGAGGTACATTTGTGTCTTCATAGTCGTAACGAACTCTTAATGAAGGCGCACACGTACCTTCAGGAGACAAAGACATTTTTACATAATTAATTGTTTTACGAGTCCCATAGTCTCCAAAATCAAAATCAGGAGACTGATAAGTGGCTTCGATGTTAGCTTCTGTTCCATCGTGTACAAAAGAATTTCCAGTGTCGTGAATGTAAACATACCCATCGTTATCGCCATGATAAAATTGTTCGTTATTGTCGGTATCAAACCCAGATACTATAGCTCTTGCTTGTATACCTTTAGTTTCTGACCACTCAAATCCTTTGTCTCTTATTGTACCTATGATACCTTTTGACGTAGAAGGAGACTGAGAAGTTGTTGTATAAAATAATCTATACTGTGATTTGTTTCGTATAACACAGCTTGTAAAAATATTGTTTGCCATGTTTGTTACGGCATCTCTAATTACAGGTTGTATAGCTCTACTTACAGAACTTAACTCTATATCGTCAATACGTGCTGTGGCTGCAAGAGTACGTACCCCATCAGGGCTTAAAAATACTAAATCACTACCAATTTCCTGTATACTTCCGTTTGCAAGACACCCTATGTTTTCGGTAATAGGCGTTACTGCAACCGTTGAAGAGTTATTTATATTTTGTAATTTGTGTATACTGTTTAAACAAAATATAATTAAATCATCACGAAAAGATTTTAATCCTATAATCTTATCTTCAATTACAATACTACCAGAACCTGTGGATGAAAAATCATCAATGTCATTTGTACCAGAGTAATACACTGTATTCGGATTGTCTGTCTCTCCTGCTACGACTAAATGTTTATCATGTATAGTGCATACTTTTGCAGTAAGGCTTCCTGATATAGTAATATCCTTTACAAAAAATGTACGATTACTTAATCCACCTGTACCTGTAATCTTGATGTAGAGTGGTTTAGAACTTCCACTTTCGTCCGTAATAATAAGCTCACCATGTTCTGTAGTACCTTCGTACAGTGCAAAGTTTACTTGCCCTTGATTTGTTCTTGCGCTTGTAGAACGTCCTGAGAATGTAGAATAGTTATCTCCACTTGCAGAAACACTACTACGGTTCATTAGTAGATAGGTAACACCGTCTGTCGTAAAATAAATGTTTGTTCCGCTTGCAGCAATTACACCACCTGCATAAATAAAAAGACCTGTAATAGCGTTAGTGCTATTTGGTCTTGTTGCATCGCTACCGCCATAAGCTGAAAATCCGTTGATTCTTCTATAGCCACCGTCTATGTCTACTTCAAAGTTTTCTAGGTCACGGGCAAATCCGGGCTGTGCCAATAATTGAAATTGATTGACGTTTGTATTCAGTCCTCCTACTAATGGTACAGCATACGGTTGACTTGGCATTATATAAACCTTATACGATCATCTTTAACATAGTTGGGTGTTGGCTCCATTAGGTGTAGCTTCATAGTTTTTAAGCCACGCTTGTAGTCTTCGAGTGCAAATGCAGCACCTTGGTTATTGTCTTTAAACTGGTGCATATAGTATCTTGCACGATTTATTAGTACAGGCACATACAAGTCTGGAAACACTATAGCATCTCCGTGTGCTGATAGTTCCGTAGGTAAGTTATACGCATAAAAGAAAATGCGATATACTTTATCAGGTATTGGAGATAGACCAAACTTTCGATTGTCAGGACTCTTGATCACTCTATCGGGTGTACCGCCTTCTGCTTGATCTGCGTCATCTTTATTTTGTGAAAGTCTAAAGAAATCTTTCCATTCTTCAATAGTTGTAAATCGTAAGTTACGTACTGTATGCGGTGCGCTTTCACCACTTACACCTACTGTAGTTAACAGAAAGTTATCCCAATCTATATAGCTGTAATCATCTACAATGCTACTTGAAGCTTCTTTAAGCTCATACCAGCGAGTTCCTGCTACAGTCTCTACAATGACATTACCATACATAGGGTCAGTAGAACCTGACTCACCAACAGCCAGAAAAGGCCACTGTGGTTCTTCATTCACCATATCAAGATAAGCACGATTAACTAAATCTTTGATGTGGCTTTGAACACCCACAGACGAAGAAAAGTTAGAGGAAGTCAACTCAACTTCGTTGAACTCCCTCAACAATTCATTTGTTAATTGAAGATAGGTCGTTGCCATTAGTAAGAAGTTTTAATACGTTGTTCCATACTAAACTTAGAACCTTGAGCTTTACCAGCATTGTAGAATTTGTTTTCTAATTCGTAAATGCTTTGGTAGTTCTCAATACCTTCTTTAACCTGTTTAGTTTCTTCAGGCTTTGGCTGTTCCATCATTGGCATTATTAACATTTAAGTACCCTCTAATTTATTGTAATTGAAGTTGGTTGCTGTTCTTCGGGTATTTCAACTTTTAAAATAACTGTTAAAAGACCGTCAGTAAATTCAGCATTTTCTACAACAACGTGTTCTGCAAGCGCAAAGTCACGTATAAAAGACTTGCCACTGATTCCTTTGTGTAAGTAGGAATCTTTTTCATCAGACGATTGTTTCTTGCCTTTGATTGTTAGTTTAGCGTCTGTTCTGGAATGAACAACTTCGATGTCTTTTTTATTCCAACCTGCTAAAGCTACTTCGATTTTATATTCATCATCGTCAATCTTAACAAGATTAAATCTTGGGTATTCTACTTGACTGTAACCATTTAAAAAGTTTCTTTGTAAACGGTCAAAGCCTACTAAAAAATTGTTGAAATCAGATAAAGCGAGTGTATTCATAGTGTATCTCCTATTTCCTTTCGGTAAATGTTTAGACCCTTTCGGTGTCTGCTTGTGCATCTTTTTTGTTTTTACGAAAAATGCGGTCGTAATTCTCATCATATTTTTTCTTATCAAACCCTCTACGGTAACGACTTTCTTTACTGACAATCGTTCCTGTGTGCATGACAATAGGTTTTTTGTCTGATCCTAATTGTGGCATATAAAAATCTCCAAAAAGGTTTGGGGGCGGTTAAGCCCCCTTACCATATTAGTCAATTCCGTAGAACGCTGAAACGAGTGCTTCGCCTCGAAGAACTTTAGAACCATAAACGTGTAGTCCACGTACAATGTCTCCAAAGCTATCAGGGTCACGGAGAACCTCAGTGCTAGTGATCGTCTGAGCAGTAGCAGTAGAAGAAATATGACCAGCCAAACATTTACCAGCAGCGTTAGAAGTATCTGCTATGTTGTTTGTCTTGTACATATTGAATCCACGCAACTTACCAGAAGATACTAGTCCGTTACGAATTGAACCTTGACCAGCATTGTAGTCTACTGACAAAAGCTTAGAGGCGCTTTGAGAAAGCACTTCGTAAAAGTCAGGACTTGCCAAAAACCAACGTCCTTCTTCGGGTACGTTTTGTTCGTCAAGCAGTCGAGCCATTTTTGCCATGACATCAATTGGGTCGTGTTCGTTAGAACCAAAACCAATGTCCAAGTTACCTGTTCCGTCAAACGTACCAGAAGCTAGGTCAGTCGCGTTGTCTGCCCCAAGTACATGGTCTGGGCTTGAGCTGGAAACTCCAGAAAACATAGTAGCAATTACACCTGCATCAAAAGCATCACGCAATGCGTAAGCTGCTGAAGATGTTGCTACGTCACGGAAATTAACGTGGGACATTTGAGTTTCAATGTCATCAACTACAAACTTAAATGCGTTTGCTATGTCAACAATCAAAGTTACTTCTTGGTCGGTCAGTTTGGTTTCGGTAACATCTTGCCCTCTTTCGTACTGATAAACAGTAATTTCGGGTTCTTTGATAATTCTTACAGTATCACCAAAATTGCTTATTTCACCAGCATAGTCTGTGTTTGTAATCGCTTCAGCTACAGAAGCCTTACGAAAAAAGTTTAGAACCTGCTTGGAATAAACCTTTGGTAAAAAGAATGAATTAGTTTGGCCACTTACAGAGTTACCAAAGTTAGCATTGGTATCCGTACTTGGCTCAAAAAATTGGTCTGATTGGTTATAAGCCATTTCAATATCCTCCTAGTGAGTAATTAACCTTTTACTACTCTGCCTTCTGATATAGCTTCTCGTATTTCATTCTCATACTTATCAAACTTATCAAGAGACATCGCAGCGATTTCCCCTTCAGTCCAAATCTTAGGTTGTTTAGCATCTATAGCAGTTGTCTTGGTAGACACCATATCTGCTGCCGAACCTTTAGGTTTGGGCTGTGATTTAGTTTGAGTTTTGTAACCGTTTTCAAGTTTAAAAAGATCAATAGCTTTGGACGCTAACTGAGCGTTGTCTGGATTTTTATATATCCAGTGTTGTATTTGCTCTGGTTGCGTTTCAGCCCACGCATGAAATTCGTCAGAGTTCCTGAGTTCAGGAAAGTCTGGGTGTTTTGCAAGTATATCAGCTTCTGCTTCACGCTGTATAATACGAGCTTCACGCTCTTGTATTGCACTCAGTTGTGCTTCAAGCTGTCCTACTTGCTCAGAACTTCGTAAGTGTGCGACAGTCTCTACTGTGTCATATAAATCAGGATATTCTTCCTTGAACTTTTCTATATCTTCTTGAGTTTTAGGGGCTTGGTATTGGGGTCTAGCGGTTGCCAGCAACTCCTGCTCCCTCTGTTTAAATTCAGAAAGTTTCTCATCATAATGACGTTTGAGATCATCGTATCTCTTTTTATAATTGGTTCGTTTCTTGGGAGTCTTTTCTTCTTCTCCTTCCTCTTCAGGGGCCGTATTCTGGGTAGCCTTCTTAGGTTTTTCAAAAAACAATTGATCCGCAGTTTCCACTTTTTTATCATCTTGGGTATGCCAAGGTTTATTCATGTTATACGGATTCGCTTCTTCCTCCTGTGTTTGGGTTACTTCACTCATAATATATCTCCTACGGGGCTTGTACTCTACAAGGTAGCCATACTAATTCTTTCTTTTGGCCGATGAAAAAATTTATGGGGCTTGTCCTGTCAAGGTAGCCGTTGGTTTAAATTAACTAAGACTCGGTGCTTTATTAGCTTTAAGACTCATTGCCTTCATTAAGTCTTCATTTAGTCCACCTGTCATAGTCGTGTTTGCTTTCTCGTCAGCCATAAGACCTCCGAGTTGGCGTTGTTGTCGCATCATACCACCATCGTAAGCACGTTCTGCATCGTCCATCATTTGTTGCAGGTTATCGGCTCCAATTTGGTCTGTTGCTTTTTTGGTCATCACAAACTCGCCATCTGACAATCGTGCAGGTATTGAGTCTGATAAACCAGTTCCAGGGCCTTCTACTTCTCCTGCCCCAGAAAACTCAGAAGCTGTTTCTACAACCTTGTCAAATATCATACTCAGTTGTGGGTCAGCTTCTAAAGTGTTTAGTAAATATGTTTGTTCTTCAGTAGATAGAGATTCCTCGATTACAAACTCCATGTAGTTTGCTTCCATTTCAGCATCAGGTCTTTGGTCTGCTGCTTCAAGTTCCTCTGGCGTAGCGTTAGGATAAGTATCTACTGGTACTTCTTCTTCCATCATTTCTGGTGGCATTGTCATTTCTCCACCTTCTTGTCTTTGAACTCTTTCTTGAGGCACAAGTGTAACATCATCTTTATCAGTAGCAAGTTCTACTAAATGTTCTTCAAATTCACCTTTTTCATTCATCCAACTAAATCTTTTTCTACCTGCTTTAAGATTATTACTAAAAGCTTCTACATACGGAATAAAGTTTTTTGGAAGCGATGCTTGATTTTCTCCTGACATCTGAGCTTTTGCTGCTTCAAGTTCTTCTTCGGTAGCAGTATTTGGGTCTATTCCAGAGTTTTCTAAAAATTGATTCAGTGCTAAAGCACCTAATCCTAATGCTGATAAAGTTGTTGTAGTTTTTACTCGTTCTAAATTTCTAGCTTTTCTAACTGCATCTGGCCCCATAAGATGAGTAATTTCACCAGTATTTCTAGGCATTTCTTCGATTAAAGATTCTCCAGAAGCAATTTTACTTTTTACTTCTTCTTTTGCTATTTTATCTTTTTCTGTTGGTCTTCTTATTACTCCACCAGAAGGAGTGCCGTCTGCTTTTTTTACATTTTTAAGATTTGCACCTGCTACGTCTAAAATAGCAGCAAATATTTTTCCTGACTTTCCAGGTAAATCTAACCTTCCTCCTTCGGAAAATTCTTCACGTTCTAACATAGAATTTTTATTTCGATTGCGAGGTTTCTTATTTTTTCTTTGAGGCTTTTTCATAAGTTAGTTCTCTTTATCGTTTAGTATCGCTGTAACATTATCCTTGAGCTGCTCTAGGAGTACCAGTGAACTCAGCTTCCCCTGACTGCGGAACAGCTCCAATTCCGATGTTGCCACCGCCAGTACCTGTTGCTCCAAGCTCTTGCGGTTGTGGAGGTACAGCTTGAGGGCTTCCCATGCCTCCTTGTTGTTGATTAGGGGTAGGAGCTTCTTCGCCAGTTGTTTGTCCATTTTGCATACCTATTATTTGTGCCATGATCGCAGCTTCTTCTGGATCATTCATAAGTTCATCTGGATCTAAGTCGAGGCTGTACGCCAACTCAGAAATTAATTTGTTCATCTTTATAAACGGAGCAACCGCAGGATTCTGTACCGTTTGCAAAAACATAGTCAATCTTTGTGACCGTACTTCTTTTTGCATTAAACTATTTGTACCTGTTGCTTTTATTTCTAAGTCTCCGTCTATTCCTAACTTACTTTCAAGAAACTGCATATTCCATTGAAAGTATGCTTCGCCTAAAGGCTTTAATAAAAAATCATCCAAGTTTTTTATTACTGTCTTTATGTTAAGCGATGCTGCTCCCAAGCACATGGACATACCAGAGGCTGTTCTTGTCATA